GTATATTCAATTTAACATATTCATTCGGTGTATCTCCGTACATGAAGAATAAAGGAACGCCTCTAGAATATGATACTAAATCTCCAGTGATATTAAACACTATAGGTGCACTACCTGCCTCAAAACATCTATCTCGGAACCATTGACCATTGAAGTTATGGTCTGCTCCAAGCGTGTGAATTACTTCAACAGATCTACCTATCATATTACTCATCCAGAACGGAATGCCCATTCTTAATCGTTGTGCCGCGCCGCCCATCCAATTTTGTCCTGTATTAACTACTGCAGACGATCCTACCCACGGTCCTGCTACTGCCATATAAACCTCCAAGGGGCCGAAGCCCCTCTTATTATTTTAACAATGATTTAACTAATGCTTTAAGTTCTTCAATTTCTGATTTAAGTTCCGCAATTTCTGCAGTATGCTCATTGATTGCAGCTGTATTTAAACCAATTACACCGTTATAGTTCAAACGAAGTAAAGCTTCGCCATCAGGGTCACCTTCAACTAATTCTGGCAAAATAGCTTGAACTTCTTGAGCAATTAAACCTGCGTTAGGTTCCCATTTTTGATTACCTTCTTCATCTAGGCCTCGCTTCTGCATATAAGTGTAACCGTTAATTTTTGAAAGTGTTTGTGAAGCATTTTCAAATTTAACAAGGTCTTTTTTAACACGAATATCAGAACGGACATAAACATCACGGACAAACGTTGAATAACTATCATTTGCCTGAACGAGATGCCCATGAGAAACGATAGCTCTTCCAACTTCTGTCCAAAAAGCACCGTTTGAATCCCAAAGGCCAGGATGAGACTGATAAGATGAAGACCACGAAGCAATATGCACACCATTTGCAACCATATTGATTCGGCCGTCACCACCATGAACTAATCCAGTATCATTATCACCAATAACAAGACACGGGCCGGTCCATACAGGGTCACCACCGCCAGCTGATAATCTTGCTCCAGCTTGAACCATATTAGGAGCATACAGAACTCCATTGTGGTGAAATTCATAGATAGCTTGTGGGTCAGAACCATTTTCCTGGTTACCAACACGGATAATAGCCTGAGCCCATTGGTTAGTAGTGCGTCGCATACCAAAATCAACACCCGATATGTATCCTTCATTAGTAATACCAGATTTTCCTTTGATAATCGGGTAATAACTATCATTACCGACATTGCCAAAATCTACAAATATTGGCGCTTCTTGTCGCCATTGGTTTCCCCAATCACCAGCTTGGTGCGCAACCCATTGTGTACCGTTTATATGAAGGCGATCTCTATTAAAATTAAATGTTCCTTGACCTTGAGGAGAAAGCGATATTTCGCCGTTATTTGTTATGTATACACCGCCTTGTGTAATGTAACTATAAAAACCTAGACCATTGTCGCCGCCGCCTTTGCCTATATACCAGTTACCTGTACCACCTACATCACTACGGATATGTGATGAAGCACCTTCGCCCGCAGTTAAAATGAGAGCATCATTGCCTGCCGATAAAGTCAATTTACCAGTCATCGTGTCGCCTTCTTTAGAAACACGAGTAGCTATTGCATCGCGAATATTTGTGGTTTCTCCCGCAGAAGTAAACGATTTCCAAATATCTGAGAAAATATTACCATTACGAGCAATAGTAGCTTCACCGCCGCCGACTTGAACGTTATCGGGGAAATTAACTGTACCATCAGCATTAAATCTTGATGTATGGCCTTGTGAACCATCTTCTTTTAGATGATGTAAAACAAATGTACCTGAATTAATTTCAGTACCTAAAGACCAGACAGCTTTACCGTTTAAAAACTTCTGTTTAACAATAGGATAATATTTGCTCACAGCAGCATCATCGATTTCTTGGAAAATAGGAGCAGCTTGTGAATACTGAATATCATAACCACCGGCACCAGCCCCATGACCAGCAAATTTAATATAACCATTTGCAGCGAACGTATTATAACTTGACTGTAAATCTGGAATAGTAACTTTACCGGAATTTAAAGCTACGCTGAGAGGACGTAAAGGCCCAATATCACCGGTTTCTCCTTCGCCAAATGCTGTAGGAATAATATGAAGACTTTCTTCTGAGCGTCTAAAAATAACTCCGTAATCATTGTTCCAAATACGAAGACCATTAACAGCATTTGTAGTGATTTCGCCAATGGTATGAACTGCTCGGTCAACCCAAATATCCTTTTTCGCAATAATATTTTCATTAATTGTTTGTTGACCATTTAACACGGCTTCAACCGTATTATCTTTATTACGTTGAATATAATGCATCCATCCAATATCATCAGAAATTTCCATGACATTTTTACGGGTGCCTTCACTTGGATTAGTAAAAGTATTTCCCCAAACAGCTATATACATGTTATCAACGGAGCTTTGACCCATGGTATAGCCTTTAAACATTAAAGTTGAATTATTATTTCTACCATCGATATTAACAGAACCACCAATAACGTCAATATTGCCTGGAGTAACTTACAAACCGCCATGTGTATTAATGTTTGTAGTGCCCTTGCCGCGGAAATAATGATGATAGTTACCGCCTTGATAATATCCTAAAAGAGTCTGACCATCCCCAAACGCGTTATTATCATGGTATGTCACTACAGTAGCAAGAGCATAATTTTCAGTTGGAGGAGTAGTTAAATCGGTTCCGTTAGTAGAATATCCAGCTATAAATTTTCTTAGGCTAGTTGTTTCGCTTGGACTAAATAAAAACGTTTTTGTGCCATTGTTAACACTGAAATAATATCCGTCTTGATGCCATTTAAATCCAGTATCATTATCTCCTAAAGCGATACTAGACGGTCCTAATATTGAGTAATCCTTAGGTCCGGGTGTTAAACCGATGGAAATTGAGTGACTTGATTTAATTCCGCCGCTCCAAGTAAATGACCAAAGATAAGCGTCTAATCCATCTCCACTATACCATGTTATTCCATCATTATCTTTAACTTCATGGAAAATACCAGAACCAACTGCATTACGCATAACACGAAGATGATTAATAGCAGTAGTGCTTTCAGACAATGGAACATTGTCTGCCATCGAATAGATGTCATAATCATCTTTAACTTTTTTATTGGTGATAACTTTATTGGTATAAATTACCGGAGTTGATACAGATTTCCACCCAAAAACTTCTGGTGAAGAAAACAAACCATTTCCATTAAAAGCGAAAGTGTTTTCTGAACCGGCTTTGTAATCTTGAACTCTGATGTTAATTACTTGTGTAGTTAATCCATCATTAGCAGGAGAAAAAATAATACCGCGTTCACGGTCAGCTGAATCATGAAAACGAACATGTGATGTACCTGAACTTTTTGTAATAAGTTCTCCGCCTTCAGTCATAATCTGCCCAGCAGCAATAATATCACGAGTTACTCGAGCAATACCAGTTAAATTAAAATTACCAGTCTGGGTGAATGTACCGTTTAAAGTATAATCACCAGTTTGGTTATAATTGCCTTTATGAATAACATTCCCGTCAATACTACCGCCTTTAGCAAAACCTAAATCAATAATATTTCCCTGATCATCTTTAGTAAAAAGTACACGGTCTTTTAAGTTTATAGCCAATTCACCTTCGGCTAATACTGAAGCAGCTGGACGTTGACCTGCCGTTTTGCTTCTTTTAAATTGTATTTGTTTTAAAGTAGCCATAAGTCCTCTTAATAATATCCGAAATCTTGAACAGAATCCTTAATTACGATTTGGTCAAATCGCGGAACATGCGAGGGTTGAGATGCAGGATTCTGTGAAAAAAGGTTTGGCGCAGTTAAATTTCCTGTCATAGTGTCTCCAGAGCGTAATACTCTAGAGTTTGCATTTGTTGTAACAATATTTATTGCTCCATCAACATAATCTTTTCTCGTATGGTCATAATTATTTACTGGTGATAACGAAGTTGCGCGTATTTGTGATGCTTCAATTACACCCTTTGAGCTAATATCTCCGTTTCGTGTGTTAATTACTACAGTTCTACCTGCTGCCCCTTGTGATGATTTAAAGCCGATACCATACCATGAAACAATATCCATATTTGTAGTATCATATGTAGCATTATCACCAGGACCGGCAAAAATACCGTTGTCACCTGACCCAGCACCAGGAACAGTCATTCCTTTATTAAAAATTACTTTATTTAAATATGTA